AAGGCTGTTACTATCAGCGGTACTAACGGTCTCGTTTCCGGTGGTCTGCTTGAGATGCAGACTGGTGGTACTTTCGAGAACAAGGCAACTGAGGTTCTCTGGACTGACTACCTGACTGTTACTGGCGCTGCTGCTACTACTGCCTATAAGGCTGTGGGTACTACTGGTGCCGAAATCGAGGCTCTGTATGTCCGTAACGCCGATGGCACTCTCGGCACTGCACTTGAGCAGGGCGATACTGTTGCTGCAGGCGTATTCACTTATGCTCCTGCAAACAAGGCTCTTGCCTTCCATACCGATGTGGCTGACGGCACTGAAATCGTGGTTTACTACAAGCGCAAGATTCAGGCTGATGTGCTCGAGAATGAAAGCGACAACTACTCTGGTAAGTGCGCTCTGTTCATCGACGCTATGGCTGAGGACAAGTGCTCCAATGTTTACCGCGTTCAGTTCTACATCCCCAAGGCTGACTTCTCTGGTGAGTTCTCTTTCGAGATGGGCGACAACCAGACCGTTCACGCCTTCGAGGCTGAGGCTCTCGCCGGTGCCTGCGGCGCAGGCGGCGCATTATGGACTTATACCATCTTTGGCGCCAACGCTGCTGATGTAGCGTAATTTAACTATTAACGGATTAGCGGTGGTTTGTTGAGCCACCGCTAATTCATTTTATGGAAGGAGGCGTGTCTTATGCCGAGCGGAACACGCAAGTGTAAAATTTGTGGTTGCGAATATCCGTATTGTAAAACAATTACGAAGAACAGATTTCGCTACCAAGATGTAGCTTGCTCTCCCGAGCACGCTGCAGAATACTTTCGCAGGATTGAGCTGTCTCGTCTGACAGATGCACCTGCTGTTGACTACAGTGCGGGTCTTATCGAGGACGAAGACAACGCTCTCTTCGAGGAAGACTTCGACGATACAGCCGAAGAAATCGAAATCGAAACATAACAAGTAAGGCTGCATCGTGAGGTGCAGCCTTTTTATATTTGGAGGCGATAATCGTAATGGCTCAAAATCAACTCCGGCTTACGAGTCCAATCCCTCCCTCATCGAACCATTATTTAGCATATAGAGCAGTCATTAAAAACGGGCGTCCAATGGCTATGAGTTACTGCACGACAGAAGCAAAGCATTATAAGGAATGGCTTTCTAAGTATGTGCAGGAGGAAGTAACGCGGCAAGGATGGGCATTGACTCCAAACAAGTTACAGCATTTTTATGTCGATACCGTGTTTTATTTTCCACGAGTAGATATGGATAGTTCTAACTACTTTAAGGTAATGCTCGATGCTATTACGGATACAAAGCTTATATGGCTTGACGACAATGTCGCGCTCGAAAGAGTGCAGGCTGTATATTACGACGCAGACAATCCAAGGATTGAGATTTGTATTCACCCAGTAGATTATATAGGCGTTTTTGACAACGCGCCTCAGTTGGAGGCATTTGTCTCCAAGTGCGCCGATTGTACGAGAGGTACTCGGAACTGTAGTCTACTGAATAAGGCGAAAGAGGGAAAAATTCAAACCGAAATTGCAGACGGTGTCTGCTCTAAATACAAACCTAAAAAGAATTAAAGGAGGCTATTATTATGGCAAAGATTAAGAAGATTTCTGTTAACGCTTTTGAGAAAGTGATGAAGGAAACATACGAACCTACTACGACTTTTGATTGGCACGGTGTCGAGGTGACAATTATGAAGTCTCTTTCTATTAAGCAGGTAATTGAGTTTGTTGACACGGTAACCGGTACCTGTTTCACAGACGACGGTAATACATATCTGCCAGAGGTTAAGGACTTTGCAATCAAAGCTTGCACTCTGGAAAAATACGCCAACTTTACCTTGCCTAAAAACATTGAAGCACAGTACGATTTGATTTATCGCACAGACGCATTTGAGTGCGTCCTTAACCATATTAACCATCAGCAGTTTAATGAGCTGTGCGCCGCTATCGCTAAAAAGGTAGAGCATTATGCACAGGATAGCATTGAGGCAGTACATCGTCAGATGAATGACTTGTATAACGCATTCGACAATCTGCAAAACCAGATTAGTGCCGCTTTCGCCGGTGTTGGTGAAGACGAGATTAAAGCTGTAATGAAGGCGGCTTCTGAAGGCGGTTTGGACGAGGAAAAACTCGTGCGTGCATACACTGCCGCTAAAGCAGAAAAGTCTGGTGAGGAATAATGGCTCAAATCAATATGGCATCTATTATGTCTAAAGTGCGTGCGTTTGCCAAATCCGAAGAAGGTAAAACCAGATGTTCAGAATATATTTCCAAATGCAGAGCCGATGGTCGTGGCACAACGGATGGTGGTGGCACCATTATTACAACTGATGCTATGTGCCGAGCTGCCGAAATGATGATTTCAATATTGAAACAGACAGCTCAGGAACACCAACTCCCTGCCTCAGTACAAGAGCATTTTAACTCTCTCGAATATTCTGCGCCTATGGTTGTTGGTGCGGAGGGAGACACATATCAAATCGACATTTGGTTTGCGGATAACCTAAGCCGTATGTCTCTATTGATAACCACAGGTGAGCGCAAAGGGCAATACACCGGTGACGGTGTAGCAAACATCGTGTCCCTTTTCGATACTGGGTATACCGCATCGCAGGCTGTTTACGGCTTGTGGAACGGTCATGAAGAAAACGGAGTTATTACAAGCCGTGTTCATAGAGAAGGCAAAAAATTTATGGCTCAAGCGATTGAGTCTTTCAATAGAACCTGGGGCGAGCTGTATGGAGTTCGTGCTATGTTCGCAGTAGACACTGAGTTCTACAGTAGAATCTAAATCATTTGAGGATTGGTGTGAGCCAATCCTCTGTTTTATTAACTTATAAGGAAGGTGATGAAATGGCTGATATATCCTTACTGTTTGATGTTGCCAGAAGTGGTTCACCGAGCGAAAATAGTGAAACTTTAATTAAGTCACAGTTACAGGCTATTGTTGATAATATAAATGCGAAACCATTTGAAATCAAGGTTAAGGTCGAACAGGCTTCCCTTGATAATATGAGGGCTCAAATCGAGGGCATCACCAAATCAACAGGCGCTCTTGGTGGCGGTATTGCATTTACCGGTATCGACAGGGGTATGCGTGCTGTATCCTCTACCGCTGGGGAGGTTAATCGAAACCTAAAGGCTGTAGCTACCAGTGCGCAGACCGTTAAGGCGACGCTTCAGTCGACCAATGTATCTGCCTTACGAGAAGCATTAAGCACGATTGACGGTATTGAACAAAGCGACGCCACAAGGTTGGCAGAAAGTTTGAAAAGCGTCAACGGCGAGTTGACATCGATGAAGGCTCGTTGGGAAGAGTCTGCCAATGGTGAGCAAAAAATTCTTAGGCTTACGGTTGGAGCAAAGAATGAGCTTGGGCAATCGTTACAATATCTTATTTCGTTTGATAAGAAAACAGGAGAGGTTTCCCGCAAACTTGTAGATGTCGCACAAAGCTTCAAAACTGTTAGTGCGGAAGCAACAAAGACAACCAAAACTACAAAACAAACGGATGATATAGCCAGTAAGTATAAAGCTGCTATTGCCGTTATCAAGGAATATTATGCGTTGTTAACACAGAAAGAAAAGAATCCTGCGTTAGCAAATGATATTATGCTAAGCAATGGTGCTTGGACATCCAAGAGTGGAGAGTTCGCAAACTTTGCTCAAATGCTTGATAATGTCTATCAGTCGTTTGTAAGAGTTAACCAGGAGTCTCGAATCTTCTCCGAAGAGCAGCGTAAGAGTTTATACGATATTAAAACCAAAGAGGTTAATCGATATCGTACCGCAATAGAACAGGTTGCTAATGCAGAAAAGAGAGCGGCGGCTGCGAGAACTGCTAAAGGAGATAAATCGAACTTAGCACGCGAAACATCCGTTGTCAACCAGTACAATTCAGCCCTATCAACCTGTCAAAGAGCGTTGAAGAATTGGACTGCCGCAGAAAACAGCAAGCACGAAAGTAGTAGAGCTGCATACCAGGCATTGAAATCAGCCGTTGATGGAGCTCAGAGTGCCAAGGCTGCGTATGACAGCGGTACAGGCTCTTTAGACAACTATTCAAAAGCTGTTGCGAATATGCGTTCTGTTTTGAAATCTTCGGAAGCGACAATCCGGTCTAACGGAGATGCTACCAAAACTTTAAGCGAACGCATTCAGGGACTGGCAGGTAAGTTCGGTGCGTGGCTGAGTGTTTCGTCTGTGATTATGTACGCTTACCGCGCAGTTAGGAATATGGTGTCTGCTGTAGTTGACCTCGACACAGCGATGACTGAACTGCGTAAGGTTACAGATGAAACTGAAGAGGCTTACGACCGCTTTTTGGTTAACGCAACTTCTCGTGCCAAGACTCTTGGTGCTACGCTTACTGATACAGTGTCCGCAACTGCAGATTTCGCGAGACTCGGCTATAGTATTGAAGACGCATCTTCGCTCGCAGATGCTGCATTGATTTACAAGAATGTCGGCGATGGCATTGAGGATATCAATGATGCTTCTGAAAGCGTAATTGCTACAATGCAGGCGTTTAGCATTGACGCATCTCGTGCTATGTCTATCGTAGACAAGTTTAACGAAGTCGGCAACAACTTTGCGATTACCTCAAAGGGTGTCGGTGATGCTTTACTACGCTCTGCCGCAGCGATGCAAAGTGCGAACAATACGCTGGATGAAACGATTGCATTGATTGCTGCAGCAAACACAATCGTTCAAGACCCCGACAAGGTGGGTACGACATTAAAAACAGTATCAATGTATCTCCGTGCGGCAAAAACCGAGGCGGAAGATGCTGGTGAAAGTACGGACGGAATGGCAAACAGCGTGTCTGAACTGCGTAAGGAAATTCTTGCGCTGACAGGCAA